TGAATTCCGTCCAAGCGCTAGAGAATGCCCGCCGCTAGCGACCGTTGCGCCCGTGCCGATTGCCATACTCGCCTCGCCAGATGCCGTAACTGCCCCGCTATACGCAGTCCCAATTGCTACCGCATGTGTGTTGCTGGATCGAATAGGTTGACTCGCCGTGCCACTGCCGCCAATCGCTATTGCATTTGCGTGACTACTGCTGGTTCCAGCATCAACATTATTTCCGATTCCAATTGCGTTTGCGCCAACCGCTGAAGGCTGGGCCGTAGGACTGCTTTCATTGGCAGCATATAGGTCAGGATCACCACCGCCACCAATGGCGCTGCCGTTTAGTAAAAGCGACGAGCCATCACTGCTTAGAGTAACCGCAGAGCCGCTGCCTGTATTATTTAAATTTATTGAACCCATTATGCCATCCTATAATTTTGTGCTGCCATTCTTGTCGTCCTGCGCCATGTTTTTTGCTCCTTTTAAGCGTAGGTGGCTTCGGCGGTGCGAATACTAGCAGCCCATTTTATGGAGTTGCTGGCTGCACCCGTAGCCTGTACTTTCAAACAGCCTAGTGATGTATCTGCGCTCAGCACTATAGACCAGCCAGAAGGGTTGGCGTGTGTCGTGATATTAGATGTCACAAGAACAGTTGTGCCAGCATTGGCTTCGCGCCTGATCATTCCAGCTATTTCCCAAGATCCAACATCGGTCCCCTCGGAAGCTTTCCTTCTTGCGATTACAGTGCCCGAAAATGTAATTGCTGTGTTGTTTTGCAAAGTAATTTGGTTTACCGCTAGAGGTGTATATCTGTCGGTATTTAGCGCAATCGGGGTTGCATTAGTCGTCAAGTAGGCCAGCACGTAGTGTGCGCCTTGGATTTGCTGTCCTTGACCAGTTGAGTGTTTGCCATTAATTCCATTAGCGTTGCCAGCGCTGCCCTTGGCGC